GGGAGGGGGCGCAATCCCCCTCTCACAACCACAAGGGGGTTAGTGATGGCTACCATAAAAGTAATAGACGTTATTTCCCGCGTCGAAGCGATCTTACAGGATACTAATATCCGCTGGCCGCGTGTCGAACTTCAGAAGTGGCTTAATGAGTCATACTTGAGTATTGTCTTATTGCGCCCTGACGCAAACGCAAAGTGCGCGTCGTTCACGTGCGTACCGGGCACCAAACAAGAGTTGACAGCCTCGACTGGCGGATTTCCGTCAGCGCTGCGCCTTCTTGATATTACTAGAAACGTCTTTTCCGGTTCTCAGAAGAAAGTTGTACGGGTAGTTGCTCGTAGTGTTTTAGACGATCAGCGCCCCAGCTGGCACTCAGAAACGCAAACCGACAATATTCAGCACTACACTTACGACCCTCGTCAACCAAAACAGTTTTACGTGTACCCGCCCGCTACGAACGTGGCGCAGTTGGAAGTCATTTACGCAGACGCTCCGGGCGCTCACGCGATGACAGAGACCGAGCTTGACCCGGCTAACAACGATAACGAAGTAATCTTACTAGATGACATATATTTAAGCCCGATTACTGATTGGATTTTATACCGCGCTTACTCCAAAGACGCGGAATACGGCGCTAACGAACAACGTGCTTCAGCTGCGTTTCAGACATTTAATGCGGCTATTGGCACTAAAACACAGGTGGACGCGGCTGTATCGCCGACACCGGGAAGTTCGGTGACATAGATGGCTACTGTAACGTGGGACAAATTTTATCCATACATCCAGCCCTACTTGTCGGGTTGTCCAGAAATTGTAATGGAGTCGCACTTACAAGAAGCGAGTGCTAAGTTTTTAGAGCGCAGTGAAGTGTGGCGCTTCGAGATAGAAAAAGACTTTGCGGTTAAAAATGTCGCTGAGTACCCTATTTTCTTGCCATCGGACGAAGCGGTCTTAGAGAACGTTTACGAATTAGTGTTAGACGGTCGCCCCCTTAAAAGGGTTACAGATCGACATTTAAACTCAACACAGTTTGAGACGAACTCTACGCCTACCGGCTACGCGATCTACCAAGATACGTCTGTTAGGCTGTACCCTACTCCAGATCGCAAATACACGTTTCGCGGTTGGGGAGTTCTTAAAACAAAGCTGACGGCTACCGGCGTTGAGGATTGGATTTATCAATCTCACGGTCGTTGCATTTCTTACGGAGCCATCGCGCAGCTTGCGTCGGTACCTAACAAGGAATGGACGAACCCTGAGTTGTCTATGTACTACCGCCAGAAGTTTTCCAAAGAAGCAGACGACGCGAAGGGTAGAGATTATCGCCGCGTCAGCACCAGAGTTCAAAGTCAAAACTTTGAAGGTCGTCGGAGGAGAGCATAATGGCTACATCATTTAACTACGTTCAAGGCGATACTGGTCCTCAAATTAAGCTCTCGTTTACTGACGAGGACAGCAGTACAGCTTCTGACCTAACAGGCGCGACGGTGACGCTACACTTTAGAGCCGCAGGCGACGAAGCGGTTCTGTTTTCACGAACGCTTTACGTCAATCCAGATACTGCTGATACCGGCGTAGCAATTCTCCAGTGGCAGACAGATGACCTCAATCAAGAACCCGGCGTTTATGAGGGCGAGATCGAAGTTGTTCGCTCTACGGGTTTGCGTGAAACCATTTTTGACATCCTCAAGTTTAGAATACGTGAGGACTTTGCATGAGACTTAAATCCGCAGTTTTATTAGATGCTCTGAAAGTTGCCGTAACGCAGCTTCGAACAACTATGTCTGCGGCTGACTACCAAGGGCTAAAAGTAAAAGTTGAGAGCGGTAACTTCGTTCTGTTTGCTAGTCTTTTAGACAACCTGCATGTCAAAGATGGCATTGGAGCCGAAGACGGCTTTGTGTTCGACTTCTTCAAAACACTGACAGACAGCGCAGCGGCAGCTGAAAACGCAACTTTTCATTTCTTTAAAGCTCTTTCCGACGTAGCTGATATTTCTGACGACGATGTTTTATCGTTTTTTAAAGCGCTGGTTGATCCTGTAGCCGTAAGCGACCCAATCGCTAAGCATGTATCCAAGCCGACCGTGGCTGATGGGTTCGCCGTTTCAGACGACGACGTTCTAAACACGGGCAAAGTATTTTTTGAAACGCCTTCCGTGGCTGAGCAGATAAGCACAAAAGACTTCGGCAAAAACGTCGAAGATATTCCAAGTGTTGCAGAGCAGATTACACGTAAAACTTTTACAAAACTGTTAGCCGACGACGGATTTGTCCAAGAAGCGTATTCATCTGAGCTAGGGAAACCTTTTGCTGACAGTGCGACTTTCGACGATAGTGATTTGCGCTTGTTTGGCAAAAACGAGCTTGAGACAATAACATTTGACGATCTGGACATTTTTGCGGTCGATAAAGTTTTAGAAGAACTTCCAACCGCGCTCGACCAGTACGCTTCTTCGTACAACAAACCTTTTAACGAACTTGTATCTTTCACAGACGACGTCGATGGCACAGCTTCTTTGCTCGATGACCAAGAGATGCAATTTACTAAAGTAAAAACCGATGCTGCGAGTTTAACGGACAGTTTTTTCCGTCTCGTGGCGTTCGATAGAGATTTTTCCGAAACACCAGTAGCGCGCGAAACACACGCTTTTGGCTTCGGGCGACCGTTGGCGGACACGCTGGCGGCACTAGAAACTCATGCGTTTGATGCGGGCAAGCCTCTGGCTGAGACACCTGTCGCCTCTGATGCGTTCGTGTACGCAGCGGGCAAACCGCTTACGGACACGTTCTTGGGTACGGAACAGATAGCGAAAGCCTTTGCTAAGGCACCTTTTGCTGATGGTTCTAACGTCACTGACACTGATCTTATTCAATTTGGAAAAGTGCCATCTGATCTGGCCTCGTTAACCGACGCGGGGTCACTACGAAGTCAAGGTTACTGCGACTTCACTTATTTTGCGGAAGACTATGTCGGTGCTTCCCGAACCTTTACCTAGGAGATAGGCATGATTAACGAAAATCTAAAGCTATCCGGTCAGCTGAACATCGTCCTAAAGGACAAGGCCGGGAACGTAAAAGAAGAGCGCGAAGTCAAAAACCTCGTTGTTAACGCAGGGTTGGCTTACATCGCTTCTCGCATGACCGGTACGGCTAAGAGCGTAATGTCTCATATGGCACTCGGGTCAGGCACAACAGCAGCAGCTGCGAGCCAAACAGACCTCGTGTCCATTTTAGGCTCTCGTGAGGCACTGGACAGCACGACCATTTCGGGAACCAACAACGAAAAAGTTGCGTATGTCTGCGGGTTTGAAGCGGGTGACGCGACAGGCGCGGTTACTGAGGCCGGTATTTTTAACGGCGCGTCTTCTGGTGACATGCTTTGTCGTACAGTTTTCAGCGTAGTCAACAAGGCTGCTGATGACACGATGACCGTTACTTGGACGATCACATTGGCTGCAAGCTAACTAAATAGAGGGGTGAATCATGGCTACTATTGTTACACGATCTGGCAAGGGTTCGCCCCTCACGAACACTGAAGTCGATGCGAACTTTACTAACCTTAATGCTGATAAGGTAGAAACCAGTTCAATTTCAACTTTTGGCGCGTCGCTCGTCGACGATGCTAATGCAGGCGCTGCTCGAACAACGTTAGGGCTTGGGTCTATCGCGGTACAAAGCACGGTCAATAACAACGACTGGAGCGGCACCGATCTTACTATCGTCAACGGGGGCACCGGCGCTTCCTCGGCGGCAACTGCACGTACAAACCTAGATGTCGACCAAGCCGGTACGGCTCTGGCTCTAGCAATAGCATTGGGGTAAGCCATGGCAAACGTATTTAAAAATTACACAACGGACGGAGCCGGTACTGCCTTAGCAACGGTTTACACAGTTCCATCCTCTACAACCGCCGTCATTATCGGCGCTAACCTTGCAAACGTGACTGACGCGCAGATAGAAGTGGACGTTTTGCTCGGAAGCATATATCTTGTAAAGGGAGTACCGATCCCTGCGAATACCGCGTTTTCGATGCTCGACGGCAAAATTATCGCCGAAGCTGCCGACACGATAAAAGTTCAGTCCGATACAGCTTCCTCAGTTGATGTAGTATTATCAGTTCTGGAGCAATCGTAATGGCAGGTTATCTCGGATCACGCCCAGTCGTCGTACAAGTAGACGGCTACCAACGCGAAGAAAGCGAGTCTCGTTACGTTAATGTATCGGGAGACGATTTCAGCGGCCACCTAGATTTTGTGGACGACGCGAAAGCACGGTTCGGGAGCAGCGACGAGCTACACATCTACACAGAAAGCTCTGGCAGCGGCCACAGCTACATTCAAGGCGATAACATAGTTATTCGCTCCGCAGCTGGTACAGCCCGACTAACAGTCACGTCAAACGATGTTGATGTGTCGTCAGGGGCGCTGAAGGTTGGCGGCACCACAGTAATTGATAGCAGCCGCAACGGCGTCTTCAATGGGGTGACAGTACAGAGCAACAACTTTTTAGATATTCTTGATGCCGACAATCATGTGTCCGGTAGGCTGCGAAATGTTTCTGGTAGCAATAATTCACTGACTATCGAAGCCGACCCAGCTAATACCGCTGGTGGCAGCTATATAAACTTTAAGGTCGATACCTCTACAAAATTAAGCGTACTCGCAACTGGCGAGGTGGAAATACCAAACAGCGGCCAGTTTAGAGCATCTTCCAGCAACGCAACAAAATTTGTGAGGATGTACGCTGGTGGCGGCACTGGCAAGTGGGACATCTACGGCAACGGTGCAAACCTACGGATAAGCGACAACATGAACGCAGGGATTGTTGCAATCGACACGGGCGTTAGCATTGGCTCTAATGACGACAACCCATTTAACTGGGGCGGCTCAAGTAACAATGTTTCTATTACTGCGTCTGGCGCTAATGATTTTGCGCAGTTGAGCCTAAAAGGCAATGGCACCGGCGGCACAGGGATCAACCTTGGGTCGGGTAGCGTTAGGCACGCGGGCATTTTTTCATTGGACGGTTCAAAATTAGCTTTTGCTACAAACGCATCTAATTCTGGAACATCTACAACAACCGCTATGACCATCTTGTCTAATGGCAACGCGGGCATCGGCGATGGCAGCCCATCTAGCCGATTATCTATTACGAAAAACTCTACTCGTACCACTGATTACGAAAATATGCTAAAAATAACTCACACTTCTAGTGGCACTACTGGGGTTGGGTTTGGTAGTGCGATTTACTTCGTTGGTGAGCGTAACAATGGCGTAAACCAAGCGATGGGCCGACTGGTATTTGATGCAGAAGTAAACTCTGGCACCAATATAAGCAGTGGGTTTGCAGTCCATACGGCCACCGTTGGAAGCAGTAGCGAAAAGTTTCGTATAACAAATGACGGTTCACTTAAAGCGCAAAACAATAGCGGAAACCTTGCCATTGGACTACTTAGTGGGAGTGGGGATATCTATTTAGGCGGCGGTGCCGTGCAACCGTCTGACATACACCTACAAACCACCGGTGGCGTAGGCGTGCAAATCACGGCTAACAAAGAGACTTTTGCAAAAGGGCCAGTGTACCTTAACAGCGGCACAAACGGCACGACTGATAAGCTAACATTCAAAACAACAGACAACGGCGATAACAGCAAATACATTCGCATGAATGCTTATTGGATGGAGCATAGCGGCAACGCTAACGAAGGCATGTACTTCCACGCAGGCGAAGAATTATTACGCTTGCGGGGCAGCACAAACACAACTCCAAAGCGTGTCGATGTTGTAGCGAGTAATGGCATGTATGTTAAAGACGGGCTGCCCTACTACCATGACAAAAGGGGCACCGTAACGACTGATAGCAATGGTTACGCGGAAGTTGGTTTAGCTAGTTGGTCATGGGGTACTTATCATACTTTTAAGCGTTCTGCTTTGCTTATGATTTCGTTTAGAAATGACACCAATAAAGATCAGCACACAGCGTTTGGCCTTCAAACAGTAGTGTATTTTCACAGCATTTCACAACATCACATGATAAGCACAAATTCGGGTTCTACTGCGTCTATCGACCTACAAGCCAACGGTTCAACCGGGGGAAGAAAACTAAGAATACATAACGCCCGTGCATCAGCCACGTTGGATTATATCATCAAAGCGTTGCCTATCGCTGATGAACATTGGACAGGATCGGGGATATAAAGATGGCTAAACATAAGTTCGATGAAGGGCAAACACTTTACGGCTTTGATGGTGAAGCTACCGCCGATGAGCGCTTTCAAATCCTTTCTGATTTAGAAGCTGAGTACACAGAACAGCTACGCGCAGAAAGAAATAAAAGACTTGCCGCAACAGATTGGGTTGTTTCGAGGGCAATGGAATTAGGTGCGGACGTGCCGACTGAGTACAAAGTTTATCGGCAACGATTAAGAGATACGCCTAAACATTTTATTAATTTGCGTACCGTTGAGTGGCCCGAACTTGGCCAAGACGTTTGGCCGCAGAACTAGAGGAATAAACCATGTCAGGATATATAGGCGTACAACCAGTTCCACAGGCCACGCAGAGACGTGAATACTTCACTGCGACCAACGGCCAAGCGACGTTCAACACGAACGGCTACACGCCGAACTATATCGAC